GTGGCGTTCAGTTGGAGCGACTTGTTGCCATTCGTGTCATAGATAGTGTTGACGCGCGGGTTGGTCAGGGTCTTGTTAGTGAGCGTCGCCGTCGCCGCGTTCTTTGTCGCATCACTTGTGTTGTCGACGTTTTCAAGCGAGAGAATCGTTTTCGCCTGAGTTGGTGTCTGCGATTGCCAAGCACCAGATACACGCATTACGGTGTCGTTATTTGCAGGCGTGTTAGATGTGAGCTTATGCACATGGTCGGCGCGGGCAGAGTACTCACTCGTTCCCGCTGTGTTTGCTGACCCAACCGCAGAGGGATACTGCCCTGTCACGGCGTTCGCTAAGTTTAGTATGGCGTGGTCAACGTCTACGGCGGCGATTGATTTTGCTGCCGCAGTACGCAGTGACGAACTGCTACGGAGGGTGTTATTGTGCTCTATATGCACAAAGACAGACCCATAGGCGAGCGCGGCATCTCCTTGCGAGTTTGTGGTGCCCAAGAGAACCGTCGCCGTGCCGTCCCAGCCCCTTGCGACGCGTAGACCAGTAGATTCGTATTGGCGAGCAATATCCTTGTGCAACGTACCGACGTTAGAATCGCCCTGTGAAATAATGACATCATAGCTGGCATCGGTTGCATCAGCATAGCCGTGGATTTGTATTTGGGGCACCCCTTGTTGTGCGAACTCAATAGCTACTTTGTGAAATAGTGAACCCGTTTGGTGTGCTACATCGGCAAGGTTGGTACCTGATGGGCATGTACGTTCCGCACCAGCTATAAGCAGAATAGCCCCTGGTATCTTCTGCCACGCTTGGAGAGCGATGGACTCACTGTTGGCATCATAAACAGGGTGAGGTGCTTCTAGGATAACCGACGGCGCTTGTGAGCGGTCGATAAGGTAAGCCCCCCAAGAGCGTGAGGTGCCTGTTTCATTGACAATCAGCGTGTAGGGTCGGTTGCTTACCGAATCGTACCCCGTAGTTACAGTAAACCCTAAAGCTGTTAGCAGTGTGCCGGATGAGGTACCTTGGATTTCACAACGTAACCCCTTGAGGAAGTTCGTCACATCCCCGGCAGCTGGCTCCGCGTATGATTGAGATGAATTGATAGTTGCCGAGAAAGTAGTCAACCACGATGAGAGGTCTGTGGTTGATGGTATCGTAACGAAATCCCCATCAGATAGCGCAGTATTGAACTGAGCCGTAGTGCCTGTAAGTGTGTTTGAGGTGAGGTTGATTGTCTTGTTCGTTAGCGTCTGCGTGCCGTTTAGTGTTACATAGTTTGATAAGTCCTGGTCGCCAGTGTTTGTGCCAGAGGTATTGCCGATAACGGTCAGTTGCGCGTCGGTGACATAGCGCTTGTTGGTTGAGTCAGCAATGTCAGCAGTCGTAGCGTCCGCACCTGCCGTGACGAGTCCTTTGGCGTCGTAAGTAATCTTCGTCTTGGTTGCCCCAGTGATCGAGCTGTTTTCATCTACTTTGCCGTCAAGTTGGGTTTGGATAGCTGAAGTTACGCCATCGACGTAGTTCAGTTCGGTCGTCGAGAGTGTCGCGCCGTCGAGAATGTTCAGTTCAGCAGCCGATGAGGTTACATCAGTCGCACCAGCGGCGAGAACGTGTGTATGGGCGGTACTTGACTTTCCGTCAATTTGTGTCTGAATGGCACTGGTGACGCCATCGGTGTAATTCAGTTCGGTAGCGCTGGCAGTCACATCAGAAACATCAGATAGCGTCAATGTCTCGACCGACACGACGGGGTTTGTAGGGTCAGTGTTATCAATGTCAATGTTATTCCCCGCCACAATCGACTGTACTACACCAGCAGGGCCAGTATCGCCCGTGTCGCCTTTTTCGCCGCGTCCACCAGTTGTAATACTTGATTCAACACTATTAGACTCGGTAATATTGGACTGAGAAACAGACACGATTATATTGCCCGCGCCATCGGTCGCGGTCGTGGTAATGTTCGAATCAACGTGCGAGCTATCGGCCATTATGTTAACCTCAACTTTGCTTCTTCTAGTGTCCTAAAGGTGCCTACAGATTTCTGCTTACCGCCACCGATACTTATGCGAACACTAAAGTTGCCGCTAGGTGTCTGTCGTATCCCCTTAATGCCAAGTCTGTTTGAACTATAAACTCTTTTATTGAGATTTTGATCTCGATATGTAGCCCAGCGACAGTTCTTCTTACTATATCCTTTGTCGTTATCGATGCGGTCTAGCGTCAAACCTTTTGGTCTTTTACCCATATCAGCATAGAATGCAGCGAAACTGTCATTCCACCTTTTGCAGACTTTAATCCCTCTACCCCCGTAATCTGCGTATCTTGCATCAGTTTTGTTGTTACAACGACCCCTCATGTGAGTCCAGATCCTGTATTCACTAGACTTAACCATGCCGTGAAACTCCTGGGGTATTATTATCACGTCTGGGCTGCCATGCACTTGCCAGCGTTTATAGTGCATGTGGCACCAGCCCCTTGCAATTCGCGTTTTGTTACAGTCTTGTATTTGACACTCTTTCATAGTTATCCTACGATAAGCGATTTGTCGGGCTACCGTCCAATTTGACCTTACCTTCGTCAAGTTTGTAAATTTCGCCAGTAGCAAACTCCACTTTGATGTCATAGAAGTAGTTACCAGGCACTAGCTCTGCGGTGTCTGACGGCTCTAGCTCGATTTCATACTCACCATTGGCAGTACCGTCGGTGACATTTTTTAGTACACTTGCGGTGGAATCATCTGTGTCATCGTCGTACTCTGATGTCTTCATTGTAAAACGGACTGTGGCTGTAGAAATATCAGCCGGAACACCATCAATAGAGACCGTACCGCTACGGATATACGTTGTTCCACGATTTATCTTGAGTTGTGCCATGACACGTTCCTTTGCTTAAAGGGTAGTGTCACGCTCTGAGACTGTACCTGTTACCCTTATTATACCATATTATGTACGTCCACCCCATACCTTACGAAATACGGGGTACTGTCCACTTTCCATACGCGACTTGTCCCACATATCCATCGACACCACTGGCAACCCAGCCTGCTTGAACGCCCACGCCCACGCCCGCTCTGTACCTTGCGCCTGCAATTTATCCTGTGGGGTAGTGGGAAATAGCCCACTCATCACACCTGTCTATAAAGTTACTTAATTTACAGCCTCAGTTGGATAGAAAGATTTTCTGTTTCGTCTGGCGTGTACCAGTGAGCGGCCGTGCGAACTTTTGCTGCTGGGTCTAAAGTAGTCTCGCTATAGTCCTTGCGATAAGTCGGCTATTTACCGATCGAGTGCTACCGCGTCTGCGGATGACTATGTCTCGCTTGTTCTATATATATTATAGCATTTATGCTTCGTTTACTTCTACTAGCAGCCCCTCTATATCCTTCTCGTCTATGATGAAATATTTTGTGTCGTTGAGTTCTAGTTCGCTTGCTGCGTAGTCTTTGTACACGATACGATCATCTCGGCTATATGTGCATCCTTCGCCACAATTAATAACTTTCGCGAACTTTGGCTCGAGTTTATCCTGTTGTGTAAGGATAATACCGGCCGCCGTCGTCTTATCTTTTACCTCTGGTTCACAGAATAGTTTTCCTGGTGCTGGTTTAATTGTTTTCACTTGCTACCTCCTCAAACATGGTTTTGTAATGCTTCCAATTCTCTGAATCTATCCGCTGCTTCAGGGCTACTCTCGCGTTATCTACTTGCATATTCCTAGTAGGTTTGTCGAGAAGCTTTGTAATAGCCTCGTACCAATCGGATTGCGTATTATTCGTGACGACTGCCGCGCCTCCGGGCAAGCGTTTGTATGGTTCAACGGCCGATGCGACGAAAGCAGCGCCCATTCGCGTGGACTCTTGCCACTTTATATCGGACTTTGAGCGGTTGAATTGGGTATCTTTCAGCGGCGCTATTGCAATATCAAAATTCAGCTTTGGGAACATGTCACCTGTCCACTTCTCGCTTGCTACGGGATCGAGAATCGTTGTTCGTGCTTTGGGTAAGTATTCATCAATTGGCAAGCCGACACACTTAAAGCACACATCCTTGCGCTCATTCATTATTTTGCGTATTGCAGGGAGTACGCCTGTATCGTGTAGGTCATCATAGTGCGACGAGCCGCCAAAGTATCCGACAACAACCTTATTTCCGTTGTCTGGGTTATATTGTTCGTAATCATGACCTATGACATTCGGTAGTGTGTAAACCATCGCCTTTGATTCTGATTTATTTTTGAGTTTCGTCGCGAGATACGGCGTCGTTGTGCTGATATAGCTAGTTGTTGCTGCGAGTCGTTGCAAGTAGTACGCAGCGTCTTGGCCAGCTTTCAGCCAAAACTGGTTAATCGGGTCTATGTCATACACATCATCGTCAAAGTCAATAATGGTCTTAGTGCCGTATTTGACCTTCGCACCGTATAAGACTGCTGCTATGTAAGGGCTAGTAAAATATGTCGTGAAGATAATGTCGTACTGGCCAAGATGGTCAACCTCCGCCTCTCCATGCTCTTTGATAAAGGTTTCGGAGTCGGTAATTTCATCCTGTCCTCTAATCACCCTATCCTGGTAATCAATTTGCCAGTCTACATATTTCGCTAGCTCCTGCATCGGTCGCCATATGCGCCATAGGTCGATTGCAGATGTACTATGTTTGCCTTCAGATATAACAAGTATTTTCATAAGTGCCTCAATTAGTTGATTTGGTGGTATTTTCGCCGCTACATTCTGGCCGTTAGCTATGTAGTCCGTGGCATATACCAGGGCTGCCGTCGTTCATGATCTCGTATGCGTTTTTCGATCTTGTCTACTGCGCTTATATCGCCTGCTTTGATAGCTCGTATCATCATCGTGCGAAGGTCGCGCAAATCTCGATCATTCATCTGACCGACAATCGAATTAAACGCTCGGTATGCCTGTTTGCGTAAAAATAACGGTTTAGATTCGTCATTCATACGCTCCTTTAATACCTCGAGGTCATGAACGCGGCTGTTGTCCATGGGGACTATTCGTCCTCGTCGGTTGGCTCTGGAAAGTACGCTTCGACAACCTCTAGGGTCTTTTTAACCACTTCTTCACTATCAAAGCCAAAGACTGTTTTAGCGATTTTGTAGATTTGCGTACCTTTTTCGTGAAGCGCAACGATTTCTTTTTCTTTTGCTGCATCAACATCTGTTTTTGCTGTCGGTGCTTTTCCTGTTTCAGTTGTGTTTACTGCCATAATTCCTCCTTCTGGTAGTTATTCTCGATAGATCGAATTTTTTATGGCAAGGTACGCAGAGTCTTTGCCAGTCGCTGCGTAGCCTTAGGTACTTGCCACTAATATTTGACCAGTGATACATGCGTCTCTCGGTTGAACCGCACGCGTCACAATGCTCAGGTTTTCCATAGTGATACCTAACCCACATATGCTTTGCTGCATAAGAGGCGCCGTCACCTTTCCATCTGATGTTCTCGTCGCCAAGGCTATGCCCCTTAACAAACTGACTCAGCTTGTTGTTTTGGACGCCTTTTTTGAAGCTATACTTAGACAGATGTGCGGTACCTCTACGTTTCGCAGCGCATGAGGCTGAGCATGTCTTGCGTCTTTGCGCCCATTCGACTCTCGAGCAGCAACTAGGTTTATAGAAAACCTTTTTGCAAACCACACAGACTCTATTTGGGCGCTCAGACATTTGACAATATCACTAAATCATGCACTTGCAGCAGTTTTAATATTTACCAACCAGTTCGCGTTCAGGGTCTTGACGGCATAGCCATCAGCCTTCCAGCCAACTGTCATGAACATGTCGAGAGGGTTGCTTGTATCTGTTTTGTCGCTCTGCTTGATCTTAAGACCGAAGTTTTCGCCGTCGAGTTTGACGCGGCCGAACGCTTCCTGTCCGTGGAAGAAGTTTGAGAAGACAGTAACGGTGCTCGCCTCGCTCTTTTGGTTGCTTGAGCACTCAAGGAAGCGTACACGGTGCAATTTACCGATTTCGCCCTTGTAGAGCTCACCGCCATCCTTGTATGTGTGAGCGTTGATCCATACAGAGTCGCTCATGACGTCGTAAGCGGTGTCAGGGCCGACTTTGCCAAGGAAGTAGCCATCACCGTAAGGAATAGCGTTGTTCTTCTTCAAAGTACGAACAGACTTGCGTACTTCGGCGACGGTCAAAACGTCAGCAGACGTAATCGCCGTGACATTCGCGCGGCCTGCCGCGAGCTGGACGGTTGCGCCCGTATATAGCTCGTTACGGTCAAGCGTGTCGATAGTTTCGCTCGCGTTTTGTGCCATAACTTCGGTCTTTTCTTTTGCGGCACGGTCGATGCTCGTGTTGTTCAAAAGGCTAGAGATTTTGTCGAAGTTACCGTACTCAGCGACAGTTGCGTTCACAGTCGTACCAGAAATATTGCTTTCTGATGGGTTCGTACCTTCCGTTAGAGCTGTCGTTGCAGTAGTCAGTGGGCTGTATCGGTTGAACGTTACAGTCTTACCGTTGTTTTTTGTGTGAGATTTTTCTTTTGCACCTTCACCGTGAATGTTTTGCTGCTTTGAACGCTCCAAGAATGTACGCTCTAGGTAGGTCATCATTTCGCCAGTGAGAGTAGCGGTAGTATTTGTTGCCATTTTGTTTCATCTCCTGATGAATTAAACGTCGTGGCCTTGCTTTCTGAGTCGTGCTTCCATTTCGCTGACAGATAATTTGTTAAACGCAGTCTGCTTGCCTTGCGCGCCTGGCGTAAGGTCTGTATTTGTGATTTGCTTCTCTGCGTTGCGTTGTGCTGTCATTTCGGCGCGACGTTCGTTAGCTTTTGCTGCTACGGCGTGTGATTTGTATAACTGGTAAACAGGGATACGTGAGCCGATGACCTGATTTGTACGCGGGTCTACAATGATAGACTGCGCAAGGATTTGGTCTACTTCAGCAGCGATTTGCGGATTATATTCGGGACTATTTGAGTCGAATATAGGAAAGTCTTGAATCGCACGGTTTGCATCTGAGTGCAATGTCATGCGTGATTCCGTCACCTGGTTGTTATACTTCTCAATCGCTCGTTCTTGCTGCATTGCCTCAAGTTGCGCTTCGAGTCGGCTGTAGTAGTCACCAGTTTCGGGATTTTGCTGTTCAAGAAGCTCCTCGACCGTCGCTGGGCGATACACTTGCGAATTGTAGGCTTCCACCTCGCTCCGTATTGCATTTCGCGTCGCTACAAGGTCACGAATTTCCGTATTAAGCTGCTCTTTTCGGGCTTCTGCTCCCCGTTTTGGCCTTTCAGTTTCCGTTTCATCGGTGTCCAAGGAATCGTCTAGGACTTCCTCCTGGCTATCACCATCTGTTTCCTGCTGTGACGTATCAACTTGATCGTCAGCCGTCGAACTTGTTGTTTCCTCGGTAGTCGAATCCGATACACTGGTGTCCGTTCCAGCGTCGCTTGTTACGACTGAGCCATTTTCCTCATCCATGGCAATTCTCTCTTTCTTGTTAAACGACTATTCACCGTCGAAGCGGAAGTTCAGAGATAAACTTCGTGCCGGTCACTCTGAGGCTAATGACCAGCACGGAATCTACCTATTTTTCAGGTGCTCTTCGATGAGTGCCTCCATTCTTGTGACCGACGCGCGTATACTTGCGGCTGCTTTGCGGTTCGCGAGTACTTCGCGCACGAACAACTCTGGCGTCTCTTCCAAAGCTTTCTCACTAATGGCAAGTACTGAGTTTTCGAGTGCTTCGGCGTCTGCAATAAGCAGTTCAATCTCTGCCTTTATAAGTGGAGCTTCGTTCAAGACTTTCAAAAACTCTTCGTTCGCTGCTTTTTCTTGCTCTAAAGGTACGCTCTGAATCGTACTTCGGCGGGTGTACATGTTATCCTCTTGCATTTGCCATTACTCCTTGAATCGCAGTCAGTATGTCATCAGCTGAATATCCAGCCTCGGCCATTTGTAACGCTTCGTTAATCTGCTCGTCTGGCACACCCATAGATTGCAGGTACTGGGCTATCTGCTCCTCCTCGCTCGCAGGCTCTTGTGCGCCTTGTTGCTGTGCGGATGCCATTTCTTGCTGCTGGATTGCTGCCGCCTCTTGCTGTTCCTTAAGTTCTTTTATGTCTACTGTCAGTTCTTCGGGATTCTCGACGCCAGAACTTGTTACGATGCGATTCCATGCAGAAAGAACCTTGTCTTGCGGTACAAGCTGTATAAGAATAGGATTTGCTTCAAGCGTTTGGAGTAATTGAGTAAGTATCTCGCCCTGTGTGACGTCATCTTTCATCTTCGATGTTGATGCATCGACACGGAATTTGAGTGCTGGCGTAGCCGTGTCGTAGTCGATAATTACCCTGTTATCGTCGCTCAGTTGAGAGAGGTCGAATTTACCCTTTTCTGCGAGTCGTCGGAGTTCGTCTGCCGTATCGTTGTCGAGTTGCAGTTCCTCTTTGCCTGTTCGCTCGGCAAAATATAGGTTTATAGCTGTTTCTGCCCAGTTCTCAAACCATGCTTCGAAGTTCTTGCGGACATAGTTATCATCTACTGAGATTGCCGCCTGTTGCTGCTGCAGAGCCTGTGGTGTCTTACCAAAACCAGGATTACCGACCTCAGCGCTAATTGAGGTATCAGGGCTATTCGTGAGGTTGAGTAGCTGCGATTTCTGCAAGCCATACAGGTCTGGGTACTTTTCGATAGCTGTTGTACTGACATCGAGTGGCTCGATCTTGTCGTCGCGATTCATCGATATGACAGCGTTGGGAGCATAGACTATCTTCTTTTTTGACGCACCATAAGCCGCAATAGGTGGCGCGAGCATCAAAGCCCTGTTCCACTGATACATGCTCATGTCGTCGTCGATAAGATTCTGCAATGGCCCGATAAGCTCGACGATGCCGCGACCAAGTGGGTTGAACCCGTCCGTGTCGTATATAAACCAAGGCATAGGAATCTTGCCGCGAGGGTCTTTGTTTTGCTTGCGACGGATAATCGTGAAGTCTTTGTCACTTTTATCATCACCTGTCGTCGGGCAGAACGTATAGAACGTCGCACCAACGCCAACCTGGAAGCCGGTCACCGCTTCGATACCTTCTGAGTTAGTACCTCTATCGCGCTCATGAGGCTGTTGTTCGTTTGATTTCTTGCTAGAGCATGACTTCTTGATAGCCTTGAGACCATCCAAGTCCCATGTGCTTTCATAGCGCTCGTCGCGCCTTCGAGCCTGTTTGCGCATACGTTTCTCTTGGTCTATAAGCGAATCAATATCGTCTTCCTGCAGCCACGTTCGTAGGAAAAGATAAGGTGCGGCTGTAGCTGATTTATAACCGCGTGGGATAAATACATCAGCCCAGTATGGAAGCGTCAGGTCTGGCGAGTATTCGCCGTCATGATTCAAAAATGGTACATATGTCGGGACGCCACCGAATTGCGCTCCACGCTCGATAATCTGCCAACATTTTTGAATGAAGTCGTACTCGTGGTTGGCATATGGGAGAATCTTGTTGAGAAATATGAAGCCAGCAACAATTGGTAGCCAGTTATTATCGTCGTCATCCGCCTCAACCTTGCCGGTAGGTATCTGCTGTACTACTCGCTTGCCAACCTTGCGAGTTATCGAGGCCGTCGTACCGTCAGTAACATCAGAATAACGTGGATCGCGCTGGTCGCTTGGCCTATTCGCAGAAATGCGCTCAAACTCCTGAAAAGGAGCAGTGAGAAGTTCTGTATACTTCTTCGAGTCGCTATATTTATCTGAAAGATTATCTTCGTTAAGATAAGAAAATGCCACTGTTCACGCTTTTGCCTTCTGCAAAGGGTCTGGCGTCTGCCAGTGGCTTTACTGATGTTATTATACCATAAATACTTTAGTAAAAACTAGCTATTGTAATAGCGGGAGTAGGTAGTATCCACCCTGTAGCCCTTGGGATTCTCACGATCACCAACAATGGTCACGGTAGGATCGAGCATCGTTTTGTCATCATGGTAGCGCCTAGCAAATGATTGAATCACGGCTATTTCCTCCAGTGCGCCCATGACAAACTTCTGCTCGGTGACCGTCTCTTTGAATCTCGCCATAGCATTGCCGCCCTTGATGTATTCGGTCGTCTCGGTAGTCGTGCCAGATTCATCTGTTTTGGTGACTGTCTTTTTGCCATACCGTATATTCATTACCATGTCCTCCTCGTAAACATACTTGTTATATCTCCTGACGTAGCGTCATCGTCGTCATCGTCGCTAGGCTGGAATGACTCGAGCGCGTAACGTGCCGGGTCTAGCAAGTGATTGTCGATGTCCGGCGCTTCGTTGATGAACTTATCGGATAGTCGGTCTTTGAGCCATATATAGCGTTCATATTCCTTCTTTAGATTGATGCTGCGTTTCGTGGCGGATATTGGCTGTCCCTGGATGAACTGGATGCCTTGGTTCACTGACCCTGCGCCCTTGTTCGCGCCAATGACGTTGATTCCGTATGTCTTGAGTTCATCTATAGACTTCGGTTCGCTGCTGTCGGCGATAATGAGCGTGTTTGAGTTCGGCAGTGACTGGATAGCTTCGGCTAAGTTCTTGTTGCTTTGGCCATACGCGTATAGCTCTTCGTCAAAGATGAATCCGCCATTGTACTGATATACCGCGATGATGCCCGATGGATCGTTCGTATAGCCAAAGTCCAGGCCGCGCTTTACGAGCCGTGCTTCGTGAGGTATCTCGTCGATCCAGTTCCAGCCCGTGTAGATTCGCCCCTCAATCTCACCGAGTTGTCCGAGTCCGTATACTTGCCACCAGGCTTTGTTATTCTTGTGGGCTTCGATGCGCTGCACTACGACAGGATCGAGCGCTTCGTTATCCTTGTATGTAAGGGTTATAAAGTCATACTGGCCGTTATATTCGGGGTTCTGCATTATCTCCGTATACGCCCAGAACTCGATTGATGGGTTCCAGTCCACGAAGACAAGCCACTTCGTACGAACCATCATGTGGTCTGCAATCGTATAGGCTATGTTGTTGCCTTCGTTTAGGTAGAGAATCCACCAGCGCGGGCCATGTACCTTGCTCGGTGAGTCGGCGGATAGGAAGCGCATGACAATTCCCGTCTCGAATGTGTACGTACAAAGCGTCTTGTTCCACCGCGCATCATCCCAATAGCCTTGCGCCTTCATGATGTTCTCGAAGTCTAGCATCGCACCACCGCGCATATGGGGCATCGTTTCCGATACGACTCCAATCGGAAGGCCGCCACTATCCTGTACGGAATGAGACTGGGCTATATCAATAAGCACCGTAAGGATAGATATTGTCTTGCTCGCGCTCGTACCGCCTGCGACTAGCCGGAGGTCGGTCCGCATCTCGACAATTCTATGAAGTGCTGTCGTCTCTTTGAACTGCATCTTTCTTCGTCAATCCGCCCAGGATAGGCGTCGGCAGGTCTTTGCCATTAGTTGTCATATCAATCTTGTCGCCATACTTCTTTGGCTTCATCTTTGCCATGAGCCATTTGCGAGTATCGACGCGTAGTCTTGAGCGCTGCAATGCTTCACCGTTCAGGCTGTACCGTTCCTTTTGCTCATCTGTGCCATGTACCTCTACCCAATCGTTCGTACCATCGTCAGCAATGTCGATAATATCCTCACTCATGGCCTCTGTTCGCTCCTCACACGCGCGCGTGTATTGTTTTAGAAACTCGTCATGTGTTCTCAACCATGTATAAAAAGTCTTGATAGATGGCATATGCTCTGGCTTGCATACAGTACGAATAGAACTGCCAAGTGTAATACCTTCACAAATCTCATCTGCTAGCGTTTGAGTGTACTTTGTTGGACGACCGATAGGCTTCTTGTTCGCCATAGTGTTATTTCTGCCGACGGCTCTGGATTACGTTCTTGCCCTTTGCGGCTTTCTCTGCAGCTTCTTTGGTCTCATATACTTTGTCGCTACCTTCGACTTTGAATTCGTCGATGAACTCAATACCTTCCTTCTTGGCTTGGGCTAGTGCTTGTTTTTCGGTTAGGTGGTCTTTGTTGGTCATATGATATACCCTGCTTCCTTCCTTAGTTTTCTTCGCTTCCATGCATCTGCTTTATCAGCTTCTCGGGCGTAACGCTGCATGAGACCAATCTTGATGCCTTTGTCTTTGCAGAGTTGCTCGTAGTAGCTGAGTTTTGGCATGTCAGTTTGCCGCTCTTTCCTTCCGCGCTATCACCCGATACTTCTCTATCTGGTTTTTGTCTGCGTTTCGGACGATCATGATATGACTAGGTATTTTGATACCCTTTTTCTTGCATAACTCTTCGTAATAACTTGCCACTTCGTATACCCTCTCTTTGAATTAGCTAACGGGGCGCTGGGCTTTGACATGCAGAGTGCTGCAATCACATTCGGGCAGGGCTCAATAAATCGCGAGTATTCATAATGAGCCTGTGTATTGTCGAGTAAACTTCCTCATAGGGTAACAAATAACATACTTGGGGTATGTCCAAAAACCATCAACCGACCCAGTCGCTCCAGGTGCTAGACGCAAAGCGTCCCGCTAGACAATTCAATTTATTAACTGAAAGTTAAGACCTTATTTGGTGGGATATGGGGCCTTTAGTACCTCTCAAAGTGCACTAAAGAGAGCAATAGTTGGTGCTATTGCGTCCATATCCACCAAGTTTGCAGCGTGGAGGGTTCCACAATACAAAAAAGGTGCTCAGTGCTGGCAGGCACGTGAGACACCAAATAAAGCCTTAACAGGGGTCGCTTTTTATTTCTCTATCAATGTATTCATTATAGCAATAAACGTAACAATTGTCCATATATTGACATAACCATGCTTGTCATATATAGTAGGTAGTATCAAATCGCAACTTGATAGCCCCTCGCAAGAGGGACGCAAATTAGAACCTCTTGTCCGCTCAGCGGGTAAGGGGTCTTTTTGTTCCTCCATTAAATAATCGGCACACACGTTCCGTCACGAAAGACGGCTTTTGCTCATGTTCAGATAGTTTTGGGCATTTCTATTCAAATAAATGCCCCGACCCGGTGTGAACAGGAGGGTAGACAAAAGCTATAAGGGACACCGATCAAGGGAAGAAGACTGCTAGATTGTAACGTGTGGAGCTCTATGTTCTCCACTTATATTCTGGAAATCACCGGAATATAAAAAACAAAGCGTACAGGTGCGTTCTAGGTTAGCGGTTCGGGAATACAAAACTTATGTGCGTCGATTTGGGGGTTACTCCGGTCTTATACCGGGGAGAGGAGAGTGCCTTAGTGAAAATCTATTCACTGACAGAGCCTCTTTTTAATGCGCTAGAAACCGACGAAATAGCATATTGACATAATCGTGTTGGCGTGCTAGGATAAAGGTAGTGTTACGGAAGTAAACATTGACATCATCAACAACTCTGGGGCATAAAGCTCCAAGCTGGTATGGAAGAAAGCAGAGTTACACCGTAACGTGGATTGTCTAGGTGGACAATCGTAGTTATGGAGACGCGACACTCACTTTCTTCCGCCGAGAGAAGTAAGTATCTCGGCACATCAACTTGGAATTTATAGCCCCGACGCAATGAGCGTCGGGTTTTTTATTTGCCCCAGACACAGCTAGTCTGGCAGATAGCATTACCTACCACCCCAGACTAGGGGTGGTTTTTTGTTACCCATTGGGGCTATCAAGTTGCGATTTGACACCCCATAGGTCACACAAGACCGCGACCGTCGGCCACTTATGTAGGGCAAGACCATTAGCAGCCAGTGACAACACCTTAACAATTCAACCCATACGCTAGTAACCTGAGGGTAAACCTCTGTAGCAGGAATAGCGAACTAACAGTAGCTAGAGATAAGCAGCGAACGGTATGGGGCGATACATCAAATTCAATCATTCATTAGTAATCGTTAGCCTGCGCCTAGAATCCAGCAGCACTGTGCAAGCCAGTTAAACGGGTGATAAGCGGTTACTCGCGAGTGATTGAATCAAAACTACTAACCTTAGTGTCAACAAAGGGGTTGATTACCTCTATCAATGTCGGGTGTTCGCTCAACCCCCTTGTTGGCACTAAAGAAACGGAGAAAACACATGTTACAAGCATTTAATACGCTCGTGAAGCCCCACGTTGATCATTTGAACGGTCTACTTGGAGTCGAGCAAACCGAAGATTGGACGGTTATACCAGTCAAAGTGACGTTTAAAGGCGGCACAACTCAGGTAATCGAAGATGGCATTGTCACTGAATGTGACCATACAGGTGCATATCTTGATGAGACAACAGTCCCATTTTGGAACGCTGACGCGCACATCTTTGAACCAACTGGCAGTAAAACACTAATTGTCTGCGACAAGTGCGACGCTTGGCA